GACCACGATCGTCACGGTCGAACCAGTTGAGGCTGTTTGCCGTACTGTCAAAAATGAACCATGCGGTATCGCTACCACCAGCAGCTGATCCGAGGAAGTCCCAGACAACCAGCTTTAGGCGACCCTTGTAAGGGTTGATGTCATTGTTGGCCGTACCAACACGCTGTTGGCTCTCAAGCAGGATACGTGCTTCCTTCTCAAGTGCAGGCGGAACAAGCAGAGTGTCAGGCTGAATCATCATCAGCTCACCCTTGTTGTCCTTAGTAGCCCGCATAGTAACCAGCGCGTTCTCAAGTGAGTCTTCGTCGAGGTCAGCGGTCGTCATGTTGCTTGCCGTACCACCACTCTTTAGAGGGTGATCCGTAGCGAACAGGGATTTACCGTCACCACCGTTGAAGAATGCTGAACCACCACCACCGTAGGTGAAGCCGAAGTTCAGGATGTCAGCACCGTACTGTTCCTTAGTGCGGATCTTGCTGCGAGCAAGACGAGCAGGTGCTTTCTTGATGACATTATACTCGTCATCGGAGTACATTTCGTAAGTAACTGCTTCACCACCGGCAAATGTCAAGTGGTTGTAGGTTACTGGGTAGCCAGAAACAGGTGATTCATACGTGATGGTGTCACCTTCTGGTTTGCGGCTCAGCTTACCGAGTCCACTTACCGAGATGTCTTTTTCGTAAGCTTTAGAGCTTGACTGAACGTTGAAGATGTTTCCAATCTGACTTGGGAAATCTTGCGTCATCTGCGAATAGACAGCGCGGAAGCTTGGATCAAGCAAGATAGGCCAAGTAGGTCGTGCGTTAAGTGCCATTTTCTATATTCTCCTAAGCGCTTACTTTGTATTCATGTTTGTTTACGATAAAGATACCACGAGTCGTGTCACCCTTAACGCTTGTTGCTATACATTCAACCTGTGTACCGCCTGCGCCGATAGCGACAGACTGGTTACCAGTTGCACCAGTAAGGTTGTAACGGCCACCAAGGTTTGTTTGGCTGAGCGTTCCACCACTTACAGGCATAATGAACTTTGAACTTGGGTCAACGATTACGAGAACCGTTACTGTACCCTGTGCGTTACCAGTGGCAGCCTGTGCGTTGCCGTTTGTGTTCTGGTATTGACTAGGATCGTTAGACTCACCACCTTGGACAAGTCCAAGAAGGGTTGCGCCAGCGACTGATGCGTTGGTAACGTATCCACCTGATAGGTAGACCATATCACCGCTAGTTACGGTTACACCGTTAGCGACAGGATACTCTTTGGTTGCGCCACTAGCAGTTGCGTTGCTAGCTGTGCCAATCCACTCTGACATATTTTATTTCCTTTTTACTTGTTATATTTCGCAAGTTGGTCAGGTGTCAGTCCCATTTTCTTTGCGACTGCGATTTGCTCAGGGGTGAATTCAGTTTTCCCCTTTGGTTTCGCGGTCTTAGCTGGAGCTGACGGTTTGCTTGCTTGTTCTTTTACTTTATTCACGACGTTTTCCTTTGAATCTGCTTCATCGAGGCCAAGGCTAATCCAAGCTTTGCGTAGTCCATCTTTCATTGAAAGCTTGACTCCACGTGCTTCACTAGCGGCACCAATAACATCTAACTCTGCAATCACCTTATCGCGCAGTTCAGTATCAGTCACCATTTCAGGGTGAATTTCAGTGAACGCGTTATATTCGGACGCATACTGTTTATTCATCTGTTCACGAGCGTACTCAAGAGCAGGGTCTACAGGCGGCTTTGGAACGTTTTGGCTCTGTTGAAGTTTAGCTGCGAAATCAGGATCACTAGCGACCAATTGTGCAATACGGTCATACTGTTCCTTATATTCTCGTGCTTCTTTAGCAGTGCGCTGCCCCTCAGTCGATGAGTTAGCATAAGCGTCTTCTAGGTTCTTAACGTACTCTTCAAGGCTTTCACCTTTCAGTTGAGTAAAGCGTTTTTTGAATTCAGCTTTAGTTTCCTTCTCAGTTTCGTCGTCTGAATTGTCGTCGTCTGATCCGTCACCTTCACTGTCTTCGTTTCCAGTATCTGCTTCAGTATCTTGGGTATCTTCCTGAGTGGTTTCGTCTTCCTGCTGAGAGGTTTCTACTTCGTTATCAAGTACTTCCCCGTTTTCAACTTCTACAGTCGTATCCTGGTTTGCCATATTTTCCCTTCTGGTCTGATTACTCAGTTTCCCCCATTAAATAAACTATCAATACGCTAGGCGAGTGTATTGAATGGCTTACTTAATTATCTTTGCGTTTCTGCCGTTGGTGAGCGAACTTAGCAAGATCAAAGATGAAGCGAGCACCTTGGATGTTCCCACGGTTTAAGAGAACGTTCTCCATGCTGTCAGCTACCATTGAAATGTGCAAGGCTTTGTCCTGCTGGTATAGATCGCCAGCGTGGGCAATCGACTTAATAACCTCTGTCTCCCATAAGGCAGCCAGTAAGTCCTGATCCCTTGAGGTCAATTTGTTCCATACTTGTTGTTCCATGCTTGTACTTATCCTATACTATGGTATTACTGCTTCTCAAGGGTCAGGCTATATTACTAAACGAGTCCGTTATTCTGAGCCTGTGCTTTGCCAGGGATCGTCGCCTGAAGGTCAGCGACCTGTCCGCGAGCTGGGGTATTGCTACCGATTCCGCCTCTAGGCATACTCAGAGGAATTTGGGCGTTCGTCAGTGATGGGTTCTGTGGGACGGTTCCTGGCAAGCTTGGTGGGATTGGCTGGCTACCATCGGCAGGTGCTCCTGGGGCAGCAGGGGCTGCTGGATTACCAATACCGGCTGTCTGGGCTAACTCTGCACCGACACCACCACGAGCCTTGTCTTCACCCAGAACGTGTTGCAAGATATTCTGGCGAACAGGGACAGGTAGGGCTTCAAAGGCAGGTGTATCCATGAAGTGTAAGTGTTCCATCGTGTGCGACTCAGGAGCGCCATCTGTCGGTACCAGTGGGATACCCGTTGCCATGACGTTATTTTCCTGAATCGCTAGCTTCTGCCACTGGTCATCAGTCAGGCCATTGCCAATCATCCATGCCTTTGGATCCTCATCGTTGATCTTGAGGTAGCGTTGGACAGCCTTCTTCGGGTCAATCGTGTTAATCAAGGCAGGGTTCAAGGCAATCAGTCCGAACATTTCGGTAATCTTTGCCTGCTGCAGTGGCTTCGATAGGACAACCGATGCATCTGCGCTCATCGTTACGTCGTAATCGCCTTCCATGAAGCGAGCCATCTTCGGGTCGAGCTTAAATCCAGAGTTACCTTCGATTTCAGAAAGATCAAGTGAGTAGCCACCGTTGTCTTCTTTAACAGTATACTGCCGACCTTGTACCTTAACAGTACGGTAGATCTTCTTTTCACGGTCTTCGTTAGCCGTCATAATGCGCTCGATGCGTGGGGCAGGGTAGAAGAACTGGATATTACTCCATTTCAGGCGGCCAATACGGATCAAGGTATCCATTTCAGCCTGTACGGAGATCATGTTGATACGCTTTTGGGCAGTTTCACGCAAGATAGCAGCCTCTGTCGCCGTTCCACCGAGCTGAACACCCTGAATACGGTCATCAATACCGTGAGCACGACGAATATCCTCTAGCAGTTGCTCTTCAGCCTTAAAGGTAGACTGTGGTACGTCCCCATACTCCAGCGGTGCAATGACATTACCGATATTCATACCGTTAGTGTTCACCTGAATGATACCATTTGGTCGAGAACGGGCATCTTCTTCATCAATATCCACAAGGTCATTAACAAGGAAGGTCTTATTGACAGCGAGGTTCTGTCGGTCGAGGTTCAACCGGCGCAAACTTGCTCGTTCTTCGCTTAGTGAGAAGATAACCCGAGGAATACCCATACCATAAAGGCGGCCTGGGATAAGGTAGTGCCGGTAGACGGCAAGGTTTAGCATCTTGTGCTTGAACGGAATCGGGTCATTGCGGATTAAGACGTTGTTAGCAAGGACATCGTAGCTATCAGTTGAACGGTTGTAGTAGTGGAGTACCTCAACGTCATCATCTGTCATATCCTCAGCCTTCTTGAAGAACTGAGCGTTATCAGAAACCTGCCCTGCACCTTGGACAAACTGCGTATTCATAAAGCCAGGCTTGTTTGAGTAGATACGTTTGAATTCCTTGATATCAAGAATCTCACGCTCGATGTAGTCACGGGCTTTTTCAATCTCATCAGCCGCTGGGTCGATGAAGATAGTGTCATTCTCCACGTACTCAGTCACCGTATCATCATAGTCAATGATTTCACGCTTCTTATAGACGATATTACCGTCCTTATCAACTGAGTCAGGATCCCTGACGGTGCGCTTCTCTAGCTTATAGCGTTCTACGACAAAGGCTGTCCCACGGATAGAGGCCACAAGCTTTGCCCTGAAGTTAGCGAGGTCAAACTGCGTTCGATCCATTGAGTATTTCAGGACATCATTACAAAATGTTTCACGGGCAAGGTCAGAGGCTTCGACTGATTCAAGGACAGGACGGCCACGACGCTCAATCATTTCCTGTGCGTTAGACTGAATAGCAGCAAAGGCATCAGGTAAGACAAGGTGAGAGCGCCAGTCACCCTCTTCACGGTCAGGCATCCACTGGCGAAACGCCTTATCACCCTGATCCCAGAAGTCTTCCTCTTCCTTACGGATAGGATCATCCCGCATTGTCTTGAACCGTTCAAACACATTACGGCGAGCTTCACGTTCCTGTTTGTTTTTCGGTTTGTAACCGTAAGTGCTGTCCGTGTATTTGTTGCTATTTTCCATTATATTCCTGTTACTAAGCTACGTGGTTTGTATGCGGTACGGTGTGGTCGGTCATCATCTGGATCTCGGTTAGTGCGCTTGTGTCCTGGCGGGGTAGCGATATCGAGTATGGTTGCCAGCGCGTCTATGATGTCGTCGTTCTCACCCTTAGGGAAGTGAGTCAGCTCGTATTCCAAATCATCTAACTGGTTACATTCAGTAACATGGTAGACAC